GTCTTGTTCCTGAGTTCAATGATCCTGATAAAGCTAGCAAACTTAAATCTGATATGCGAAAATATTTATCTGGTTTAGGTTATGGTGATCAAGAGATTAATAGTGTTTATGATGCAAGACAAGTCTTGTTAATTAAAGATGCTATGACTTATGATAAACTACGCAAGTCAAATCCTAAAGTTACAAAAAAAGTTGCTGCAGCACCAAAGGTTCTTAAACCTGGTGTAGCTAAAAACAAAACTGATGCCTCTGCAAAAGCTAGACGAGACAAACTAAATCGTCTGAAGAAAACAGGAGCTGCAAAAGATGCTGCTTCTATTTTTAAAGACTATCTATAAAGGAGTCCTTAAATGGCACAACCAACAAACTTGTACGATACGTACGACACTACTGGTATTAGAGAAGATTTAGTAGATGTAATTTACAATATATCTCCTGAAGATACTCCAATACTTTCTGCAATCCCGAGAGCGATTGCAAAACAAACTAAGCATGAGTGGCAAATAGATTCATTAGCTGCTGCTGCTTCTAACGCTGTAATCGAAGGTGACGATGCTACTATAGACGCTGCTACTGCAACTGCTAGAAAGCAAAACTTCACACAGATTATGGACAAAGTAATTGCTGTTTCTGGCACGCAATCATCTGTTGATGCTGCTGGTAGAGCTGACGAAATGGCTTACCAAATTGCTAAGAAATCAAAAGAACTTAAAAAAGATATGGAGCTTGCTCTTTCATCTGCTACATTAGCTGCAGTAGGATCTGCAACTGCTGCTAGAACTTTTGGTGGATTACAATGTTGGATTGAAACTAATGGATCTGCTGGAACTAATGGAACATTATCAACTGGTGATGGTACTGATGCTCCTGGTGCAGGAACAAATAGAGCAATAACTGAAGCAATCTTGAAAGAAACTATCCAAGAAGTTTACACTGCAGGCGGAGATCTAGATGTTCTAGTTGTACCACCTAAAGTAAAACAAACTATATCTGGATTTGTTGGAGCTAGTAGTTCTAATCCTAGAATGTTTACTAGTGAAGATAAAACTTTTGGTGCATCCATTGATGTGTATGTATCAGACTTTGGTAATCTTCAGATTATACCTAACAGAACTATGGCTGGATTAGAAACTTGTTTCTTATTACAAACAGACATGGCTGCTGCCGCTTACCTAAGAGATTTCCAAGTGAATGATCTTGCTAAGACTGGCGACTCAGAGAAAAAACAACTACTAGTTGAATTTACTCTAGAAGTTAGAAACGAAGCTGCTCACGGTATCTTATTAGATATTACTGAGTAATTAATAATTAGGGGGGGCTTTGGCCCCCTCTTTTACATAAGGAAAAAATATGAAAGCTCCAACAACATTTAGACCAGGCGCAACACAGACTGTAGCTGTAGGAGCATCTTCTGCTGCTTCTAGTGCTTTTAATGCTCATACTAGAGAGATTAGAGTAGTAACTACTGTTGATGCTTATGTAGCATTTGATGCTGCACCTACTGCTAGTTCATCATCTTTGATTGTACCTGCATTTACTGTAGAATATTTTAGAGTAGATTCAGCAAGTAAAGTTGCATTAATCAGAGTTGGTTCTGTAACAGGAACTGCTAGAATAACAGAACTTAGTCAGTAATGAGACCAGGTTTTATATCAATACGAAGTCAGGATCGCTACCGTAACCGTAGGACAGATGTACCTAATGATGCCATAAACCTAGAAGATTTAACATACCTATTATTAGAAACAGGCGATAACATTATACGTGAAGATGGTGTAGGTGTTTCTTACTTTACTGATAATCCAATCCAAAATTAATGGAGTTTAGTGAATTAGTAAAAGTATTACAAATTAAAGAGCAAAGCTCTAAGCAACAAACCAAGAACAAACAAAGAACAAAAGTATTAAGAAAGAGGATTAAAAATGGCTGATAGTAAGATTAGTGATTTGACAGCATTAACGTCTAGTGCATCAGATGATATATTGCCTATAGTAGATACCAGTGCAACTGCTACTAAAAAAATGACTATAGAGAATATGTTTAAAAGCATACCTGTAAGTGTCGGTGTTAATGAAGGCACACCACTTGCTAAGTTGCACGTAGTAAGAGATGCAGTAAATCATTCAACGCAAAGTTCACTAGCACCAATATTTGTTGAAGATGATACTAGACCAGGCATTTTTATTTCAGGTAATTTAAATAACATAGGTATTATACAATTTGGTGATAACTCAGCAATTAACTCTGGTGAGATTTTTTACGATCATAGTGCTGATAAGTTTAGTTTAAGATGTGCAGGAACTGTTCAGGCTACTTTAGCTGATGGCGTATTTGCACCTGAAACAGATTCAGATGTAGACTTAGGTACAACCTCTTTACGCTTTAAAGATACATTTGTAGATACAATTACAACTACTGAAGCAATTAATGGTGCATTGAAAAGATGGACTGTTAAAACTTCTGCATATACAGCAGTAGCTGGTGACAGACTATTAGCTGATACTGCAACAACAGCTGCATTTACAATTACTTTACCTTCAGCACCTGCAGTTGGTGATGAGATTCACATACTAGATAGTGCTGCAAACTTTGACAGTGCTAATTTAACTGTAGCTAGAAACGGAAAAAAGATACAAGGATTAACTGCAGACTTAACATTGACCACAGAAAATACAGGTATTGGACTTGTGTTTATGTCTGATACATATGGTTGGAGAGTTTTAGTTGATGCATATGCTGTAGATACAACGGAGCTGTAACATGTCAGATATATATAATCCTAATCAGGATATACATATAGATAAAACAACAAGCAAACTTGTAGTAAAGAAATCACAAGATACTGAATCTATACTTAAAGCCAATAAGATAGCAAGAAACCATACAGAACAAAAAGGTGAGTTTCAACGTATAGCACAGATACCATTGATTGCATTACAAATTAAAACTAAAGAACTATTTGGTCATTCTAATTATCATCAACTACATGCAGATGATCAAAGAGATATTATTAAAAAGATGATTAATAGTAATGAGTTCGAAAACTTTAGAACAGGAAGTAAAAGGTTATAATGGCTTTAAACAATTATGCAAATTTAAAAACAGCTATTGCTAATTTCTTAGCACGTGATGATTTGACTACAGAGATAGATGACTTTATAGATCTTACTGAAGCAGACTTTAATCGTAGATTAAGAATAAGAGATATGGAAAGTGTTGATAGTGCATTTACTATTGATGCAGCAACTGAAGCATTACCTACTGGATTTTTACAGATAAGAAGTTTTATTTTAACTAGTGCTACTCCTGATAGAGTGTTATCATTAATGACTCCTTTTCATCAAGCTGATACACAAGACTTTACCAATACAGGTGTACCTAGAGCTTTCTCTATTGAAGGATCAAATTTTAGATTTAGTCCTGCACCAGACAGTACTTACACAGCAAGAATAGTTTTTTATAAAGCCTTTGATAGTATTGATAGTACAACTACAACTAATACTATTTTAACAAAGTTTCCTGATATATATTTATATGGTGCATTATATTATGCATCAACATTTATTAGAGGTATGGATCAACAAACAGTAATACAATTTAAAACTCAGTATGAAGCTGCAATTAAACAAGCAGAAGATGCAGATGCTTTAGATAAATACAATGGCTCACCTTTGATTCAAAGATCAGGTATTAATATTAATCATTTAGATAACGTAAAATAATGCAGTTACCTTTTGGAGAATGGCTACCAGACTTACCAGACCATGTTAATCCTGGTGCTACACAAGCACGAAATGTATTTCCTGCAGTAAACAGTTATAGACCATTTCAAAATATAGCTGCTACTACAAGTAATGGAACTACAGCTAGATGCCAAGGTGGTAAAGCATTTAAATCTGATAGTGGTGTAGTATCTATCTTTGCTGGTGATGCTACTAAGTTATACAAAATAACATCTAATGCTTTTGTAGATGAAAGTGGCGGTACTACTTTTAGTTTTCCTCCTGAGTCCTATTGGGATTTTGTAAGGTTTGGTGAAGTAATTATTGCCTTTAATGGTGATGATGCTGCTCAAGCATGGACTTTAGATTCATCAACTGACTTTGCTGCATTAGCTGGATCACCTCCAGTATTTAGACATGCTGCTGTTGTTGGTAATTTTTTAGTTACAGGATTTCAACCAACACTACAGAACAAAGTACAATGGTCTAGTTTTAATACACCTACTGCATGGGTAGCAGGAGTTAATCAATCTGACTCTGAAGTATTACCTGAAGGCGGAGTTATTACAGGAGTTACTGGTGGACAGTTTGGTTTAATATTTCAAGAAGATCGTATTACTAGAATGGATTATCGTGGTGGTAATGTAGTATTTTCTTTTAGAAGAATAGAAGATAATAGAGGAGCTGTACAAGGTAAGAATATAATACAAGTAGGTAACCTAGTATACTATCTATCTGAAGATGGATTTTATGTTACTGATGGTTCTAGTTCTAAACCTATAGGTGCAAATAAAGTAGATCGTTTCTTTTATAATGATCTTAAATTTACATTAAGAGAACGAGTAAGAGCATCATATGATCATGAAAACAAATTAGTTATGTGGTCTTATCCATCTGCTACTGGTAATAACTCTGGTACTCATAATGATAAAATATTAATATATCATATAGCTAGTCAAAGATGGTCTATTGTAGAATTAGAACATGAAATTATTATTGATTATCTTTCTCCTGGATTTACTTTAGAAGAACTAGATGACTATCCTACATCAGGTACAAATGATTTAGATGCAATAACAGTATCACTAGATAGTGCTGTGTTTATTGGTGGCTTAAGAACATTAGGTGCTGTAGATACAAATCATAAACTAGGATCATTTGGTGGAGATGCATTAGAAGCAGAGATAGGTACAGCAGAACAAGAATTTGCAAAAAATAGTAGATCATTAGTTACTAATGTAAGACCTATTGTAGATACTACTGCTGCTACAGGAACATTAAGTTTTAGAAACAGAGTTGCTGATACTGTTACTAATACTGCTGCCTCTAGTATGCATGCTACAGGTACAATGCCTTTTCATAAATCAGCAAGATATTTTAAATTTAACTTAACTATACCTGCAGCTACCACGTGGTCAGATGCACAAGGTATAGATATAGAAGCAATCAAAGAAGGTTATAGATAATGGCACAGTTTGACGATTTAGTAGCAAAGTATAGAAACTTAACTTATGGAAGATTAGTAGGAACTAATCCATCTGCAGTTAATTCTTTATTAAATGCACAAGATAGAGGTACTAACTCTATTACTAGTCCTAATTATTTTGGTAACATACCTATAGAACAACAACAATATATTGAAACTCCTACTGGTTTTATAGGACAAAATCAATTTAGAATAGATCCAAACACTGGTATACCTGTATTTGAAACACCAACTACTGAAGCTATCAATCAAGGTATTGAGATGGGTGGAGGTATTATAGGCTCTGGTGTTTATGATCAAGATGTAGATTATGGTGATCCTGGTTATGCAGGTGTAATACCTGCAGATCCTGATACTGGTTTAGTAGGCACAACTACAGAACAACAACAACAACGTGGTGGTGATAGAGCTGGAAGAAATCAAGGTCAAGTACATACAGAAGTTATAGGTGGTAGAGTATTTAGATTTGATGAAGAAGGAAATGTGACACGATTAGATCCTGAATCAATAGATGCTAGATTTGCTACATTTATGGACAAAATACTTGGTTATACACCAGTCAGTCTTGCAAGAGGTTTATTAGATTTAGATGATAATCCAAATGAAGTTTATAGTAGAATTTTAGACAAATATGGAGAAGAAACAGCAACAGCTTTTTCTATAGAAAATGCAAAAGCCATTAATAAAGAAATGAATACTAATGCAGCTGCTAGACGAGCTGAAGTAGAAGCTAACTTTAGAGAAACAGCAACTCAAGCAGAAAAAGATAGATTAGATATGACTGATAAAGAACGTGGTATTATAGATAGAGAATCAACAGGTATATCAAGAACTCCAGGTGATTCAGGTACAGCAGCAGATGCAGCAGGTTTTAGCGGTGGTGCTAATCCTTCTGGTGAAGGACAATATGGTGGTAGATAATGGCTAGTAAACAAAACTTAGAATATGTTTATAACTATCCTGCTTATACTTTAGAAGGTGTATTACTATCACAATATGAGTTTCAACTAGTTACAGAAGATGTTATAAATCAATTAGTAAGATATCATAATGTAGAAAATCAGGAGGTAGCTGCATGGTTTCTTGCGTAAATTGCGAACATGAATGTCATTATGGTAACAATGGAAAATGTGTATGTTGTGGTTGTTT